CCCAACTAAAATTAAAGCCATTGATAACATTAACATTCCAACAGCGGCAATCATTGCCATAGGTGCAATCATTACCATGGCTATTGCTAACATCATCATGCCCACTGCGGCAATCAATGTCATTGGTGCAATCATTACCATAGCTACAGCCATGATCATTAAACCTGCACCAGCAACTAAAGACATGGCGGCAATTAAAGTTAATGCAACACCGAATAGCAATGCACCTACAGCGGCTATCATCAATCCAGCGGCTAAAACTATTAATCCAGCACCTAATACAACTACTCCAACTGCAGAAACTAAAGCACCAACACCGAATACGGCAACTGCCCCAGCTAATGCAAGCAATCCCACTGCGGCACTAAGTCCATATTGAGAAATAATAGGCAATTGAGTTGCTAACATTGTAATTCCAGCAGAAGCCACAAAAATAGCGGCACCAATAATTAAAAGAGCTGCGGCAAACATCAAGAATCCCACTGAAGCTCCAATCATTGCAGGACCCAATAATCTAACTACAACAGCTAATACAGCAATAGCGGCTACCATCCCAAAAAAAGTAGCAATTGCGGCACCGCCACCGCTAGCTAATTGAGTTGCTGCATCAGCTAGTAATTTGAAACCTAAAGCAGCTAAAGTAACTGCACCGCCCACCATAAGAATAGCGACGCCCAACTTCATATATGCACCAGTATTTTGCATAATCTTGCCCGGCTGTCCAGTATCCGGCATTTGCGGTGTTTTTGGAGGTTCCATTCCCGGCATTTTAAGTTTATTTTTGCCCTTAAAAATGTCATACATATTCTTAAGGCTGTCAATTGTTCCATCAATCTTTTTACCTATCTTAAAACCTACAACGGCCAACGCTACGGCACCTAATGCTTTAGCAATACCATTTAAGGTTCCAGGATCAAGTTTAGCTAGAACTTCAAAAAGTGCGACAATTCCGGTAACAACAATACCTTTTGTACTTGCCTTTAGAATCCCAAAAGCAGTTGCTAAAACTGTTAACGACTTCGGATCTAATTCACCAATCACATCAGCAATGGCACTGATCGATTTAGCAACACCTTCAATACCAGCACCCGAAAAATTTCCAAGTTTTTCAAAAAGGCTAGAACCACCTTTTGTCTTTGAAAGTGACCCCGTTAATTTAGTGGCGGCATCAGCTATATGATTAAACATATCACCTATCGCTTTACCTGCTCCAGATTCACCAAAGCCTTTAAAGAATTGACTAAAGCTTTTACCAATGTTTGACAAAATAGGCTTTATTTTATTAATTCCAGCGGTGATATTTTTAGCTAAGCTCTTACCATCAATCTTGCCTATTTTATCTGCAAGACCAGAAACCGCCTTAATACCTACTTTGTTGACCGCTTCAAATGCATCCCCAAGTGAATTGGTTATAGTTTCCTTTAACCCATCCATAGCTTGACCAATCGTTTTATATTGAGTGGCCATCTTGGAAAAGTTAGCATTTGTACCAGTTTTTGCAATAGCGCTTAAGAATTCATCTGTTTTCACTTTGCCGTCTTGAACATTTTTAACTAATTCTCTAGTACTCATATTCATTGTTTTAGCAACTGCAGAAATACCGCCTGGAGTTTGTTCCAGCATTAATTTGAAGTCTTGCCATTGTACCAGTGGCTTTGCAGCCATTTGAGTAGCTTGTTGAGACAGAGTTTTCATCGCTTGCTGCGGGTTATCGGCTGCAGCGGCTAAGCCACCAAAACCTTTAACTAGCTTCCCAGTATTTTTGATACCAACTGCAGTAAGTTGTGAGTAAGTACTACTCATATCACTGGCACTATAAATCGTTTGCTGTGCGAACTTTTGCATATCAGCCTTAGCACTATTAATTTGACTACCTGAAGCCCCGAGTTGATGCATGTTACCTTCGAACGTTTTCCAAGTGGCATTGGATTCACTCATATCAGAAATCAAAGACCTGATTCCATTTCCTGCAAGCCCCATTCCTTTATTAATCAAGCCACCCATTACCACACCACCAGTCATAGATTTAAAAAATCCATTTGATGATTTAGTAGCTCCGTTAAAAGAATTACCACTTAATGCGCCTTTTAGTTTATTGAATCCACTCTGTCCTTTAGACAATCCTGCTGAAAGTTTATCTAATGCACCACTAAAAGCATCATTAATTCTTATTGCTGCACTAATTTCGGCCATTGATTACCTCCTTTCTTTCTGTTTTTTTGACAAAAGAAAAAGGCACGCAAAAGTATACCCTCATATAGATAAATTAGATATGTTTCCTACGTGCCTTTCTTTCTGCCTCTTTTTGTTGTCTCTTTTCGTCTCTAGTTCTGATCTGAATAGATGCAATTACTATAGATTTCTCACGAATACTCAAATCAGCCCATTGTTTTGGTGTCCAGTGGTATTCCTGCAATACATAGTGATATATTGCAAAGTCACCTACTGAATCATCAATTAGTTTTTTGCTGTTTCAATCAAGTCATCAGGATTATCAGCATCTTCATTCATACCTGAAGCATCCATAACAGCATCAGATAACTTACTGTATTCACCTACATAAAGCATTTTCTTTAAAAGCTTTGCGGGGTCACCTAAACAGCCCCATGACTTTTGTAGTTCTTCATTTTGCAAATCTGGGGAAACCACACTTGCAGTTAAAGTTAATTCTGCTACTTTATTCTGATCAGTTTCTGATTCATATTGATGAGTTCTTCTATTAAGAACTCTTCTAGTAGCTTGCTTACGAATTTCAGAAATTTCTTCCGCATCAAGTCCTCTAATCTTAAAAGGAGATTTGAACCGCTTGAGTTTAACTTCTTCTTCTCTATTAGGACTGCCTACATTTTCCATCAAGAAATCTTTAATATTTGTTTCAGCCATTGTTTAACTCCTACTTAATACCATCAAATTCTTCAACTAATTCAAAGCCTTCAAATGTAAAGTCCGTTTCATAGTCCATAACACCATCATCAGCTTCAAAATCAACAACTGGAATATCATCCAAGTTAACATTCTTAAGAAGAACAGTTTGAGTACCAGTTTTTGAAGTTGGATCATGAATGGTTAAAGTTAATTCAAAGTAAAGATCCCCACCTTGTTGAGTATAAGGAACACCATATTTAAGCCAATTAGAGTTAATGATGTAGCCACCCAAAGTACCAGTACCTTCAACACTCGTGGTCTTTTTCATCTTCCAGTGGTTACCTAAAACTTGAACATCTTCCTTGTTCTTTTCCATCTTAATGGTTAATTTATTACATTCAATCATGTTAATAATTCGACCATTAATGTTAAGGAACACCTTCGCATCCTTAGTAGAGATGGTATCTCTACCACTTAATAAGTGATCTAAATCCGCCATCTAGTTTCCTCCTATCTTACAATCAAGTTGACATAAAGCTTTTCCATTGCGTCAACTGGTGTTACATACAATTCCATCAATACAGCGTCTTTTTCGTCACCTTGAGAAAGAGTTAAATCGGAGTTTTCAAAATCACGAATCATGTTTTGGTTTTGTAAGCCCGTTAAGTAACCAATTCTGTTAGCCTTAAAGACGTTTCTACCAGCTTCATTGTTTGAAACCTTACCTAAGAAACTAGTTTCAAATGTTTGAGTAGTATTAGTACAGATTTCATCAAGTGTTCTAATAATACGGTTCTTGCTAAAGTCCTTAGGCTTAATGCTGGTGAATTTGGTAAGCGAGTTAATATCTTGTTCAATAACTACACGTTCACCACTACGAGTTGTAAAGACAATTTGACCTGCATTTAAGGCTTCAATAGTCTTATCATTATTCAACTTAGGTCTAGCTTCTGCAGCATCATCAAGTTGGGTATAAGTTAATGCTTGATCTGGTGTAGCACTAGCACTCATACCAGCAAATCTAGCAGTAGCAATGTTAGGAGTAATTACAGTGCCATCATTAAGTACATAACCATTCAAAACAGTTGATACACCTTCATAGTTGTAAACCACACCGCTTGTATTAGGAACAACGGCACGAACCTTTATACCAACGTTTTCACGTAAAAGCTTAATTTCTTCAACTAAAAGTTTATGAATGTTGCTTGATTCATCCCAACCTGCAGTAGTTGCTACAGCATAGAATTCATTTTCCAAGTAATCATTCATATCATCTACTACCTTGTTAGTACCATTTGAGCCCCCAGCTAGAGAAACATTAGCGGCATTTTGAGTTAAACCGTTAAAGATAGCAGTATAAAGTGGATATTCTCCCTTGCCATTTAATTCCTTAGTAACATCTACCGGATTAGTACCAAAAGTAATATCTACATAGTCATTATGTACTTCTAATTGATCTTCCTTAGTTAATTCAGCTGCGGCAATTGCATCAGCCTTTGGTAAAGGTAAAGTAATTTTTACTTGATCAACTTGCTTAGTACCAAAAATAGTAGTTACGGTTACATCTTGAGTGTTAGCACCATCAACTAAAGGAGCAGGAACAAAGCTAACACTAATGTTGTTACCTTGTTCACCTTCATACTTAGCATTAATAGTGTAAACACCTTCTTTAGTAGAAGTTGACTTAGCACCGCCATCAAAATCATTTAAAAGTAATACTGTTTCAGCATCCTTCAAAGCTTCATAAACTGGAGCCAATACCTTGTCAGTATTCTTATGGCCAGTTAGCACAGTGAAATCACTAGTAGCAGTTAATTCAATGATGCCCTTCTTGCCCCAACCTAAAGGCTTGTTTTGGAACATCAATAAACGGCCCAAAGGTGTGGTTAATACTGGCTTGCCATCGCCTTTAACATTGATGTAGACACCAGGTCTTACTTTGTTTTGAATTCTCCAAGTTCCACCTGCCAT